TTTTTGCTGTTAAAGATAGACCAGAATTTATTTGTTGGATTGGAGAAGCCCAAGATCAGGCAATAGATAATTTAAATTGGATGCAGAGTCATATTGAAGCTAATCCAGCAATACATTATTATTTTGGTGATTTACAAGGGAACAAATGGACGAAATCCGAGTTTATGCTCACTAATGGTTGCAGGATGATTGCTAAGGGTGCAACACAGCGACTTCGTGGTAAAAAGCAATTATCAACAAGATTTACTGGAATGGTGCTAGATGACTTCGAGTCTGAGTTAAATACGAAGACTCCAGAAGCAAGACAACAAATAAAGAATTGGGTAACGGCAGCTGTATTCCCAGCCATCGATTTTGATAAAAACGGATTTTTATGGTGTAATGGAACAATTGTGCACTGGGATTCGTTCTTAAATGGAATAGTTACGGGTTGGAGGGATGCTCGCAAGAGTGGGGAAGACTATTCTTGGGAAGTCTACACGAAGAAAGCTATAGAAGATGAGATGTCAATTTGGCCATCTCGTTGGCCACTAAAGAAACTAGAAGAACGTAAGCAATTCTACATTGATAGTGGGACTCCTTCAAAGTTCTATCAGGAGTATATGAATCAGGCAAAATCTCCAGAAGATCAGATTTTTGCCGAAGAAGATATAAATGAAGCAATTTATAGGGGTAATCTAAGGCATGAAGAAGCATCCGATAGCTGGTATATCAAATTCGATGATGGAAGCAGGGAGTACGTTAACATCTATATTGGTGTCGATCCCGCTTCATCTATTTCTCTTCGTAACGACTTTAGTGTTATTATGGTCATTGGTGTTACTTCAGAGTACGACTACTATGTTATTGAGTATTGGCGTGAGCGAGTCCTCCCGATGGAATGTGCTGACAAGATCTTTGAGATGGTTAAACAATATAGCCCTATAAGAAGGGTTAATATTGAAACAATAGCCTATCAGGAGATGTTGAGAGATTATGTCCAAAAGAGAAGTAAAAAGGAGGGTATCTTCGTTCCAGGCATTGAGCAGGGAATTAAGGGTTATACTCAAAAAAAGAAAGATAGACTGTTTGAAGGATTACAACCAATGTTCAAAGCTGGGGCTGTTCATCTTAAAAAAGTGCACCATGAATTTATAGATGAACTGCTTGATTTTCCAAAAGGCTCACATGATGATACAATTGATGCATTCTGGCTTGCAACACAATTTGCAAGGGGAAATCCTAAAGCTGGTAAGGTTAAGAAGGAAAAACAGGTAGATGGTTCATATTTAAAAGTACGCAAAGCTTATAATTGGATTACAGGTAAACGTACATGATTTGCATAATAAATAATTATTCAGTAAATTTAACTATATGATAGAAGAAGATAAAAGAGCAGAAGAGATCAAGGAACGCTGGAGGCGTTGGTTTGATGCTCGTGCAGATTGGGATGTCCAGGCAAGAGAAGATATAGATTTCTATCTAGGCAACCATTTTACGGATGCTGAAGCAAATGATCTTGCAGAGAGAAATCAAATGGGTTTACCCATTGATCGTCTCTATGCTGCTATTGAGCAGTTCAAAGCAATCATTACCTCAAAACCCCCCAAATTTTCTGCCGTTGGCAGAGAAGATTCTGATACTAAACTTGCAAATGTTTGGAAAACTATACTAGAATATATATGGGATAAGTCTGATGGTGATGAAGTATTTAAACAAGTGGTACATGATTACTCTGTTACTGGTCTTGGTTATTTTTATGGTTATATAGATCCAGAAGATGATTATGGTCGTGGAGATGTTAAATTTACTTATGTTGATCCCTTCCGTGTCGTTGTTGATCCTAATAGTAGAAGCAAGTGGTTTGATGATGCGTCTGGTATGCAGCTTTCAACCATCCTTTCAAAAGGTCAACTTCTTGATGCTTATCCTATGCTTAGTGCTCCAGATGCAAATGGAGATATTTTAATTGACAGTATTGAAAGTGTTGCTATATCTGATTCTGATTATCCATCTTCAACACAAAGTCAGCAAGGAATATCGTTTACACCAGATATTGTAAATGATTATGATTGGGGAGAAACAAGCGAAAAATACAGAATTATAGAAGACTTTAGAAAGGTAAAGATTCCTTTCTTTCGTGTTATTGATCTTCGTAGTGGCCAAGAGAAGGTTTTAGATAATAATGGTCTCGAAATGCTTTTGGCAGATGAAAGTGCTGCCGAAGCTTTTGATCGTGGGCTTTTTGATATTGTACAGGTACAGCAAACACGAATTCAAATTACATGTATTGTTGGTCAAATAGTTTTGTATGAGAAAGTCTTAGCAACAAACATATTTCCATTAGTACCTGTACCTAATATTTGGACGAATACTCCCTATCCTATGAGTGATGTTCGGAAAAACAAGGGATTTCAGAGGTTCTTAAATAAAGTAATGTCTTTAATTACATCGCATGCGCAGGCATCGTCAGGCTTGAAGTTGCTTATACCCCAAGGTTCTATACAAGATATAGAAGAACTTGAACGTGATTGGGCGAATCCCAATGCAACGATTGAATATGACGCTTCATTTGGAGAACCTCATTTCCCCTCTCCACAGCCATTAGCTGGATCAATATTACAGTTGCCAAAAATGATTGAGCACTATATTGATCTTAACATTGGTATTTTTGAGATGCAGCAAGGAAATACTGAGGCTGCACCACGAACATCGTCTGGGACAATGATGATGGAAGATTTTGGACAAAGACGCTCAAAATCTAAACTAAGGGATGTAGAAGCAAGTTTAAAACGTCTTGGCAAACTTATATATCATTTAGCCAAGTCGCATTATGATTTTAAAAAGACATTTAGAATTGTTCAACCGAATAATGACATAAGTGAATATACAGTAAATAAGAGATTATATGACGATAAAACGAATGAACTTAAAACGATAGAGAACAATTTGAGTGTTGGAACGTATGATATACGTGTTATAGGCAATTCTACAATGCCATCTAATAAATGGGGCGAATGGAATGTATATATGGAAGCATATGAAAAAGGTTTAATTGATAAGGTAGAAGCCTTGAAGAAAACAGAAATATTTGATAAAGAGGGTGTATTGCAAAGAACTGATATGGTTGCACAATTACAGCAACAGTTACAGAGTGCTCAAGAACAAATTAAGAAACTTAGTGGTGATCTTCAAACATCTAATCGTGCAGAAGTTCAATCACGCAAAAGGACTGAAGTTGAAAAGTTCAAAGGAAAACTCAAGGAACAAGAATACGACTCTAAAACACAAAATAAAGTTTCAATTGATAAATTGTCAAATGCGGTCAAACTCGAATCTGAGAAATTACGTTTAGTGACAGAAGCGGAAAAGAAACGTAGTCAATCTCGTAAAGGTTCTGAGAAATCGTAAAAATAAGGAGTAATAGAAATGTCAAACGAAGACGTTATCGCTTCTGTTGTCGGAGATCATGAAGATGGTCAACCCGCTCAACAAGAAGTAGGGCAAGATGAAGGAACAATACAACAGGAAGACTCTACAGAAGATTGGCAGTCTCAAGCTAAGTACTATCAATCTGAAAAGGATAAACTCCATGTTGAAAATCAGAAGCTTAAGCAATACGAAAAAGTTGGGAAATTTTTGGAATCACGTCCAGACTTGGTTCAAAACCTTATGTCGGAAGTAGGTGGTCAGCCAGAAGCTCAACAACAACGTGTCACGTTAAAGCCTGATGAATTCGATCCTTGGGAAGCCTACAATGACCCATCATCAGCATCTTATAAATTTAGGATGCAAGAGATGCAAGAAACCATAAATGGTGCAGTTGAACAAGCTGTCGGTGGACTTAAAGCACAACAAGGAAGAACAAGTCTTCGAACTGATTTAGCCAATCATGGACTAAATGAGCAAGAACAAAATTCTTTCTTTGAATTTGCTGATAAGCATCCATCCGAATATGGCTTGGATAATGTACTTAAAATGTGGCGTGCTGTATCTCAAACTCCAGATACTCAAGCAGAAAGCCCTTTAGATAAAATTCGTCAAACACAGGCTAATCCTCAATCGGCTGGTGTCCTTCAAGGACAGCAACCAAGGAGAAAGTCTACTGATGAAAAAATGTATGAAGATGTGCTTAATGCTGAAGGTAAATTTGGAGGTAGATTACCTTAATAACAACCCTACTTGAAGGTCGAAAGACAGCTGATAGAGGGTAAATTGGAGTAAGATCATGGCAAATAGTGCAAATGCAATACGTACTGGTTCTTTGACCAGTGCTGATGCTGCTACTACTATTGCGAATGCCCATGCAACAGCACACGGTGTTGCTGGTGACCAGCGTAGACTATACGACTGGGGCGATAGAGTCGCAGAACTATCTCCAGATGAATCTCCATTTTTTGTATATTTAAGTAAGGTTAGCAAAGTACCTACAACTGATCCTGTGTTCAGATTCTTAGAAAATCGTTCTAAGATTGATTGGACAAATAGGAGCTTTAATGCTGATAGTGCACTTGGTTCATTATCGGCTGGCACAACAGGAACTATTGATTTTGATGATGGTTCTGGAAGTGCTATTGACTATCTTATTAAAGGAATGGTTGTGGCAATTGATGTTGTTGATGGCGAATCACATGCAATCTTTAGACTTGACAGTGTAACTGTTGGTTCTACAGAAACTGTTTGTGGTGTAACTTGTCTTAGTCTTGGTAATTCAAGTACTAGTGGTTATAATGCTGTTGCCGATGGCGATGGAGCTCAGATTATAGGTACTGCGTTTGAAGAGGGTTCGGGTTCTCCTGATGTATGGTCTAAGTCTTTAGATGATGATTTTGGTTACACTCAAATCTTTAAAACC